TTCAGGTGAGTCGTCTGCGGCTCGAAGGTGACATTCTATTGCCATGTGTCGAACATTATTCTCAAAGAAACCAATCTGTTCTTTCTTGAAGATGTTGTATTCCGCTCCCTCACAATCTACTTTTAAGAAATCTATATTACTGATTTCATGTTTGTGAATAAAATCAATAAAACTAAATTTCGGGAAGGCTGATCCATCATCTTCGAACACATGTAATGTGTCATTTGAATCTTCTGAGACTGCACCATGAACAGGTATAACTTTTGAAGGATCGTCGATTATATAATCTGCAACATTGTTTATTGCAGTTTTTAAAAGATTACGATTCGGTTCAATCATGTATACACGTTCTGCACCTTTATCTAATGCCAGTGCAGAGAAGAACCCCACACAAGCACCGACATCCACGACAATATCATCTGGGAGTACCTCGTACCACCAGTTATAATCACAGTTGATAAAGAACTCTCTATAGAGAGTCGCAGCCTGAGAGAGATCAATTCCATCGGTACTGATCTTGTGGGGATCTAAAGATTTATGATTCATATTTACCCTGCACTACCAAAGTATTTGTCAATCATCTCCAAAACATCATCGTATTTTGCGATTTCCATTAGTTCCGCTTCCATCGCTTCTACGATGTCAGGGTGTTCACCAATACCTGTTGTTGAGTGCAAGTAAACTTCTACATTTGCTTTATGTTTTGCAACATGACCTTCAGCATGTTTTCTAAGTGCATCTAGTAGGATGTCACGCATATCATTCTCCATATAAATAGTTATTATTAAGTTTGAAAGGTAATCACTTCAATGATCACTAACTATTTATCTCCAACGTCATTCTTTGTTTCTATCGATAGACTTCCGAATGTGGAATTCTTTACACAGAAAGTGACAATACCAGATGTGTCGGGGAACCCACAACAGTTGAACTCACCACTTGGGATCTTATATGATACTCCAAGCCAATTGGTCTATTCAGATCTCGACATGTCATTTATCGTCGATGAGGATATGAAAAACTATTTGGAGATTCTGAACTGGATGGAAGGTATGGGCGCTCCAGAAAATCAAACTCAATACAAGAATCTCAAAGAGAGTGAGAGAGGAACGCAATCAGATATAACGATTGTACTCAACAACAATCACAAGAACCCAAACATCAAATTTAATTTCAAAGATTGTTTCCCCATCTCCATCTCCTCAGTACCACTGGACATCACTGCGACTGATACGAACTACGTAGAAGCGACTGTGGCATTCCGTTATACAAACTTTACGGTTGACACGTACACGTAAATCTGTTATAATGGGAACATTATGAATTGTAGACAATGAGAGGGTGGTAATGACACATTCGGTAGAAGAACTATACTCAAAAATTAAAGTACTGCACGATAAAGGTATTGAACTTCATCGTGAACGTTATCGTGTGCAAGGTACATACGATAAAGAACAATGTCGATATATGGTAGACGACATAAGAGCACTCGCCCGTGATATCGAAAGAGGACTCATTGACTTAGATAGGGATTTTAGTAAATGATAAATGTGCAAGAGACGAATCCGTTTCTACTTCCTTTCTTCAAAGTACCAGTACAAAACTGGGAAGAGAAAAAACCAAAACTATTGGGAATGGTTGATTGGAAAAATAAAGATTGTATGTTCAATGAATATTTTACTGACTATTATTTGCAATTTAAAAACGAAGATAATAGACCAAAATACATCGAAGATTTTAAACAGTTGTTGAAACCAGAATTAAATGCGTTTGTCAGTAAGATGGAGAAATCACCTCTCAATAGAATTCAAAAAGAATGTACTATGAGGATCCAAACACTCTGGGCACAAAAGTATTGGAAAGACATGTCTATGGAACCACATACACATGAATCGACTGGGTATTCTGCAGTTCTATATGCAGAGTTTACAAGACACCATACCCCAACTGAGTTCTTCGCTCCATTTAAAAATATGTTAGATAGGATGGACTACAGACATACACCAGATATGAAAGAAGGTGAGATTATATTCTTTCCTAGTCTTCTATTACATTACTCTATGCCTAACAAAACAAAAGTACCAAGGACAATCTTTTCCTTTAACTGTGACATTATACCAATAAGGTAACTATAAAATGAATGATGATATTAATGAGATGTGGGCGAAAGACGCTCCCATCGATGAAACCAATTTGGTAAATGAAAGTAAACGCATACCACAATTGCATAGTAAATATTATGGTATGTACTATAAAGAAGCATTGACTGTGAAGAAAAACCTTGCAGTACTCGCAGAATTAAAAAGAGATAAACTGGAATACTATACTGGTCACTTAGACGAACAGACAATGAAAGAAAAGGGATGGAAACCATTCCAGTTAAAAGTTCTTCGCAACGATGTAGATAAATACATACAGAGCGATAAAGATATTATCAGGTTGTCTCTCAAGATAGATTATCACAAAGAACGTGCAGGTTATCTTGAGGATATTATCAAAACAATACACTCTCGTAACTTCGTAATCAAATCAATGATCGATGTTATGAAGTTCCAAGCAGGTGATTATTAATTATGGTAGAGTCTATCCCACCCATCCTTCCAACACAAATTGTAAGTAACTACACTCGCACCGCTTACGTGGGCGAGGACTTGGTTACAACTCACGTCGAACACCAAATGGTGAACGGCGCAATACGTGTTTCTGAATTGGGATATACTCTATACAATAGAAACGGTGAATTAGTAGACTCTCCAAAACCTGTCGGGTCTAATGTGGATATTCAAACATGACAGATACTGTAACAGTTGAATTTCTTGATCATGTTCATATGAAAGTTCTCGCAGAACCATCGACACGACAAGAGATCTCAGATTTCTTTTCTTTTAAACCAGAAGGGTGGCAATATCACCCAAAGGTAAAAACTCGTATGTGGGATGGAGTCATTAGACTTTATCAACCTATGAGACCTAAACTCTATGTTGGGTTGCTGGGTAAGTTAAAAGAATTCTGTGACGTTAGAGAATACGAACTTAATATAGAAACAAAAGAATATGATTCGGATGTATGTGTGGATGATTATCCAACTGCGCTTGCAGAACATATTAACTGTAAATACACACCACGTGATTATCAGTCAGAATATATCTGTAATGCGATTGCGAATAACAGAACACTCAGTGTATCTCCTACTTCGTCAGGTAAGTCTCTTATCATCTACCTACTTCAACAACACTATTGGCACACGTTCGATCACAGGACATTGATTATTGTCCCGACGATTGGTCTTGTCCATCAGATGGCAGGTGACTTTGTTGACTATGGATGTAAGGAAGAGATCTACAAAATTCAAGGTGGTGTTGACAAACACACCAAGGCGCCTGTTGTAATATCGACATGGCAGTCACTCATCAAACAACCCAAAGCATGGTTCGATCAGTTTGATGTTGTACTTGGAGACGAGGCGCACCTGTTTGCTGCGAAGTCACTTACTACTATCCTAGAAAAATTATCTGACTGTAAGTATAGACATGGATTCACTGGAACCCTAAAGTCTTCGGAGTCAAAGACACACCGTATGGTTTTGGAAGGTTGTTTCGGATCTGTCAAACGTGCAGTCACAACTAAGAACCTTATTGACGCAGGGACAGTTGCAGACTTCAACGTCAAAGCAATTGTACTCAACTATAATAAAGAGACAAAGAAATCTTTCAAGGATGCATTCAAGAAGATTGATGCGCCTCAGAAAAAGTACCCTGCAGAACGTGAGTTCTTGACGAACCACGAGAAGAGAAATATGTTCATCCGTAATCTCGTCTGGTCACTGGAAGGTCAGAACAATCTGATCCTTTTTGATCTGGTTGAGAAACACGGAAAGATCCTAGAACCCTTGCTTCGCAAGGAAGACAGAGTCTTGCATTTCATTTATGGTGGTACAAAGGGAGATGAACGTGAGGCGATCAGACACATGGTGGAAGAGGATAAAGACAAGAGACATGATATCCTTGCATCCTATGGAGTCTTTTCAACAGGGGTGAACCTACAGAAGTTGGACAATGTGATTTTCGCCTCTGGTTCAAAGTCTGAGATCAAGGTTCTCCAGTCAATCGGAAGAACCCTAAGAAAAGGAAACGATGCCGATCACGCTACGCTGTATGATATCGCTGACGATCTCTCTACAGGATCGTTCCAAAATTATACATTAAAACATTTTAGAAAGAGAATTGAGATCTATGGGGCGCAAGAGTTCCCATTTAAGGTGTACACGGTTGACATCTAAAGCAGCCATAAAGGTATCTTTTAAAGCGATAAATCGATTATAACAACGTTGATCAGGAAAGGCAAGAACTATTTTCAAAAAAGATGAAAAAAATTATCTGCTTGACAACCCTATCAACATAGTGTACAATAGACCTAATTTCAACACAACAGAGGGAACCTACATGTGGCTAAGAAAAGAAACTACGTAAACAACAAAGACCTTCTGGAGGCACTTATTCAATATAAGGAAGAGTGCAAGGAAGCGGAAGATGCAGGGGAAGAGATTCCACGAGTACCAAATTATGTGGGAGAGTGCATCTTCAAGATTGCGAATCGTCTTGCGACGAAACCAAACTTCTCTGGATATTCCTATAAAGATGATATGATTTCAGATGGGATTGAAAACTGTTTACAATACATTCACAATTTTGATCCAGAAAAATCAAAGAACCCTTTTGCATATTTCACACAGATTATATGGTATGCATTTCTAAGAAGGATCCAGAAAGAAAAGAAACAACTTTACATCCGATTCAAGTCATCTCAGAAAGCAATGACAAGTATGGGTGCAATGGATGGAATGGGTAACGGAATTCAAATGTCCGAACCCCCAGAATATATCAATGATTTTATAGAAGAGTTTGAAGGTAAACTCAAAGCGAAGAAGGAACAATCGTAGATGAAGTATTTTGTTATGGAACCGACTTATAAAAAGTCGATTGCGGAAGAGACAGTATTTAAAAAAGATATTGATGGTGGATGGCAAAGTGACTCTCAATATAAAAACTCTCTATGGGCAACCCTTGAAGTTGGTTGGAGATGGGGATCTTGGTTAGTCACTATTCCAGAGACAGAAGAAGAAATCATGACATTCGCTAACAGACGATTTGGCGGCGATGCACAGGAAGATCCATATTATAAAAACATTCAAGAGGTGTATGACGATTATGTTTCTGGAGACTGTGAGGAATCAGATGAACAGATAATCGAACTCATCGACGCATTCACGCCAGATACCTCTGAAGCTTGTACCTTCCATGAGGTTAGTGATTATGATGCGGAGATGATCGAAACATGGGATGGATGTTGGGAAGACTGGTCAATCCGTCAATTTGCGGCAGACGATGCCGATGGATATCTTGATGAAGATGAAATGAATGCATACTTAGAAAATGTAGAAGAAGCTTGGGATGAAGACGGTTACGAATCAGTCGAAAACTTGGACTTCTTAGATGTCGGTTGTGAATTCTATATCAATTGTCCAATAACATTAAAACCTTGCGATGAAAACGGAAAGGTTTTTGACGAGGAGTAATAAATGAAAATTCTAGTATATGGTTTGCCAGGATCTGGCAAATCAACTCTTGCAGAGCCGTTGGCGAAACTCGTCAACGGTGTTCATTTAAACGCAGACAGGGTACGTGAAGAGTACAATGACTGGGACTTCACACCAGAGGGACGTATGCGTCAGGCGATGCGTATGAAGTTCTTAGCAGATGGTGTAGTGAAGGCAGGTAAGGTTGCAGTTGCAGACTTCATCTGTCCTACCGCTGAAGCCCGTATATTCTTCAATGCAGATTTTGCAGTATGGATGGATACAATTCAAGAGGGAAGGTTTGAGGATACAAATAAAATATTTGAACAACCTCATATCGATGAGTATGATTATCACGTGTGTAAGTGGTTCAATGACACTCATCAACAATTAGCTGAAGTTTTAGAAAAATATCTCGACTTAGATTATTGTCGATAAGGAGTAGTAATGAGTATCGGTTTCGATTGGAACAAACCAACTGTACAGATGTTAGGCAGGTGGCAACCTTGGCACAAAGGACATCAAGAATTATTTAAACGTGCACTTGCAATCACAGGTCAAGTAGTTATCATGATTCGTGATGTGGGTGGTATCGTTGGTGAGGATGTAGGCGCTGGACGTACTGCAACTCAAGATGACAATCCATTTGATTTCGACAAAGTCTACGACGAAATAGAAATGTCTCTTATACAAGAGGGCTTTACATATGGTAGAGAGTATGTTATAATGAAAGTTCCAAACATCGTAGACATCAGTTATGGACGTGGTGTGGGGTATACTTTTACTGAACATGATCTTGGTAAAGAGATTCATGAGATCAGCGCAACTAAGATACGAAAGTCCATGAGGGAAACAGGGCAACTTGAATGAAGATAGCAATAATTACAGATATGCACATTGGTGTGCGAGGGGATAGTCAAGTATTTCTTGATCATCAGGAAACATTTTTTAAAAACGTTTTCTTCCCCTACCTAGACAATAACGACATCACAACCGTATTTGATCTAGGAGATACATTTGATCGGCGGAAGTACATCAATTATCAAAGCCTCAAGAGAGGTAAGGAGTTCTTTTTCGATGAACTTGCAAAACGAAATATCGAATATCATGCTTTGGTGGGTAACCACACAACGTACTACACAAATACAAATGACGTAAACAGTATGAACCTGTTGTTGCAAGAGTATAGTAATTTTACTCTGTACCAACATGATGCTGTTGAGTTGACCAAAGGTTCCACGAAGTTCCTTATGGTTCCTTGGATTACCAAGTCGAACTACGACTCAGTTATGGCGTCTATTGATATGTCAGATGCAGATGTTCTATGTGGTCACCTTGAAGTCAAAGGTTTCGAGATGATGCGTGGACACGTATGTACACATGGTTTAGAGATGAAACGATTCTCTAACTTTGAACATGTCTGGTCTGGACATTTCCACCACCCCTCACAACATTCAAATATCAAGTATCTTGGTGCGCCTTATGAGATGACATGGTCTGATCATAATGGTGACCGTGGATTCCATATTTTTGACACTGAAACAAAAGACTTGACAAAGGTGGCAAATCCGTATAGAATGTTCCATAAGATTGATTACGATGACGAAGACTTGACTGTCGATCAGATTCAAGACCTTGATACTAGTGCTTTAGAAAATGCATATGTCAAAGTCATTGTGAAAAATCGGACTAACCACTATCTGTACGATCTGTTCATGAACAAGTTGTCAGAGAGTGGCGCAGTTGACATCAAGTCAATTGACGATGCAATGAACTTAGAAAGTGTCGGCGCAGAAGAAATTATGGATGAGACCAAAGATACCAAAGAAATCTTGCATCAGTATATCGATGGACTGGATACGAAAGTCGACAAACAAAAGGTGAAGACGTTGGTGAATGAATTATATATTGAGGCTATGAATCTTGGATGAGAATACAGTTTAAGCAAGTTCGCTATAAGAACATACTTTCAACTGGCAACCTATTCACAAAAATTGATCTAGATAGAAAACCTACAACTCTAATCAGTGGTTCAAACGGTAGTGGTAAATCTACCTTACTGGACGCACTGACATTTGGGTTATATGGTAAACCTTTTCGTAAGATCAATAAAGGACAGTTGCTTAACAGTATCAACAAAAAAGATTTGTTGGTAGAAATTGATTTCAGTGTGGGCGGTAGTTCATATACCATTCGTCGTGGAATCAAACCAAACCTATTTGAAATAATCAAGGACGGTCAACTCGTTGATCAATCTGCGGCTGTAAAAGACTATCAGTCATATCTAGAAGAATTTATTCTGGGTATTAACTACAAGTCTTTCAATCAGATCGTAGTCCTTGGTAGTGCAACCTATGTTCCTTTTATGGAACTCCCTGCAAGCACAAGACGTGACATCATTGAAGATCTACTTGATATTCAAGTGTTCAGTACTATGAATCTTCTTGCGAAGGATCGTATTTCTGACAATCGTCAATCTCTTACAGACAATGACTATAATACAGAAATGGTCAAACAACGTATTGAGAGTGCACAGGAACACAACGACAGTATTCGCAAAATACGTGAGACTGAGGTAGAGAAGATCCGTGAACGTATGCAGGTTCATCTCGACAAGATAGAAGGTTGCAAAACAGAGATTGATGGCATTCAAGAGTCCATCGAAAATCTCTACACAACCATCTCTGACAAGAAGAATGTTACAAACAAGTATGCTACTGCATCTGATATTCGTAAGGATATGAATACAAACTTGCGCAACTTCTTGAAAGATCTAAAATTTTATCATGACAATGATAGTTGTCCTACATGCAAACAGGGAATTGAACATGACTTTAAAGACTCAGTTATCAAAGAAAAAGAAGACAAGAAAATCCAAATTGAAGCGGGTATGGTTGAAATCGATGGAAAGATCTCAGGATACGAAACCAGAATTGCAGAAATCAGCGAAGTAGAAGAAGACATCCAGAACCAGACTTTGGGTATCTCAGAACTTCGTGGTGAGATTAAGATTGCAAAGAATGCATTGTTGTCATACAAGAATGAACTGGATGCTGCGGAACAACTTGTCGAAGAAGTTGACACTTCTAAGTTAGAATCTTTTCAAAACGAATTATCTGTCTACACAGAAGAACGCAAAGAGTTACTTGATCATCAGTCTGTTCTAGGTGTCCTTTCGACTATATTAAAGGACGGTGGTATTAAAGCGAGAATTATTTCTCAATATATCCCTGTAATGAACAAACTAATCAATAAATACCTTGGAGCGTTTGATCTATTCGTGGACTTCCAACTCGACGAAAACTTTAATGAAGTTATCAAATCAAGGTTTCGTGATGCATTCTCTTACGCCTCATTCTCTGAGGGTGAGAAACTCCGCATCACATTGTCTATCATGTTGGCATGGCGTTCTGTTGCAAAACTGCGTAACAGTGTCAGTACCAACTTATTGTTGTTAGATGAAACACTTGACGGTGCGTTGGATGGTTCGGGTATTGAGAACTTAATCGAAACATTACATAATCTAAACACAGACGACAACATCTTTGTGATCTCACACCGTGGTGATCAGTTTGCAGAGAAGTTCACATCACACATCAAATTTGACAAGGTAAAGAACTTCAGTGAGATTGCATGACACGAAAAGAAGCCTATCGGATGTTTTGGATAGTCAAGGGCCATTTAGGTGCTGACGAAAAAACGGTGTTCGATTGTTATGATGGTTACTTCAGAAGAATGTGGGGTAACCACGAAACAGTTTACCACCTAGATGGTTTCGAAGAAGCGTGGGAAAATAAACTGAAGAAAGAGGTTGACAACCAACCATAAAAGTTGTATAATGTATCCTAAGTGAAAAATTATAGGACTATACTATGCAATTCAGTGATCTAGAATTTCAAAACACAAACATCCCAAAAGGCATTCAGTCAGTAGTAAACTTCGGTGAGTACGAACTTTCCATTGTTCGCAACTCCGTTTCCTATGGCACAATGAGTGGACTCTATGAGATTGCAGTGTTTAAACACGGCGAACAGACCCCATTGGATGGGGTGACTGAAGATTATGATAGTGTAAAAGGGTTCTTGACAGAGAACGAAGTTTCTGATATACTTCTTAAGATGACAGAAATTACACAGAACATGGGAGAACAAGTATAGTGGCAGAGTTCTACACATCGGTTGAACGATACGGTAACAAGATCCTTCACCGAGGCTACAAGAACGGTAAACGGTTCTCTCGCAAAGTTGACTTCAAACCCTCTCTATTCTTACAGACTCAGAAGTCTGGTGGAGAGTTCCGTTCTCTGCATGGTAACAACCCACTTCATCGTAAACAGTTTGACTCTATGTCAGAGGCAAAACAATTCATCGAAGACTACAGGGATGTTTCTAACTTTGGTATCTGTGGTACTCAGAGCTACGTTGCACAGTTCATCCAAGAGAATTACCCCAACGACATCAAGTATGACATGGATCAGATCAACATCTGTTCGTTTGACATTGAGGTTGACATCTCTGATGGTTACGCTAACATTGAGACTGCAGACAAAGAGATTACCTCTATCGCATACAAGTCTTCCAAGTCCAACACCTATCATCTACTAGGACGTAAGGACTTCGACAAATACGCTACTACAACTGAGATCGATCCAGATGACATTGCGTTCATGAAGTTCGATACAGAACATGCACTCTTACTCCGTTTCATCAAGATCTGGGCGAATGACTTCCCCGACATCGTTACTGGTTGGAACGTAGAGTTCTTTGACGTGCAATATCTCGTCACTCGTATCATCCGTTTGTTTGGTGAAGAGAAGGCGAAAGAACTTTCTCCTTGGAGATCCTTCAAACAACACACCGCTAACATGTTCGGTAAGACTCAATACACTTACATGATATCTGGTATCAGTGTCGTTGACTATCTTGATACGTTCAAGAAGTTTGCGTACAAGTACGGTACACAAGAGACATACAAGTTGGATCACATTGCACACGTTGTGTTGGGTGAGAAGAAACTTGACTACTCTGAGTACGGTAACCTTACCACTCTTTATGAACAGAACCCCCAACTCTACTTGGACTATAACCTCAAAGACACTTGGTTGATTCAACGTCTTGAAGACGAGGTAGCGTTGATGTCATTGGTTATGACTCTTGCGTACACTGGTGGTGTGAACTGTCGTGATGCATTTGGTACGGTGGGATATTGGGAGACCACTATCTATCGTCGTCTGATCAAAGACAATATTGTTCCCCCACTCAAACACGGGCCTGGCCAACGTGGTGATGAACTGGTTGGTGGTTACGTGAAAGATCCTAAAGTCGGGATGCATCCTTGGGTGGTGTCCTTTGACTTGAACTCTCTGTACCCACACCTCATGTTGCAATACAACATGTCACCAGAGACATACATTCCTCAACGTCTCGAATCTATCTCTCAGGAGATGGTTCTGGAAGACAACTATCAAAACAATGATAAGACTGTGTCAGTCGCTGCAAACGGTGTATGTTTCTCAAATGAGAGACGTGGTATCATTCCAGATATCATTGACGAGTACTACAACAAACGTTCTCTGATTAAGAAAGAGATGTTGAAGGTGGAACAGGCTCTGGAAGACGAGACAGATCCACGTAAGAAAGCAAAACTAAAATCCAAGGCAACCCAACTTCACAATGCACAGATGTCTATCAAGATTTCTATGAACTCATTGTATGGTGCGACTGCGAACATCTACTTCCTGTATTACATTATGGAATTCGCAGAGGCAATTACCACTTCTGGTCAATTGTCCATTCGTTATGCACAGAAGTCTGTGAATGGGTACTTGAACAAACTATTGAAGACAGAAGGTGAAGACTATATCGTGTATATCGATACTGACTCCATCTATGTAAACTTTGGCCCACTGATCGAAGAAGTATTCGGGACTGTTGACATTACAAGAGAACAAGGCGAGAAGTTCCTTGATCAGGTGTGTGGTACAAAGATTGAAGGCGTCCTTGAGAAAGGATATGAGGAACTCGCTAAGAAGATGGGTGCATACCGTCAAGCGATGTTCATGAAACGTGAGAAGATCACAGACAAGTCAGTGTTTATTGCGAAGAAACGTTACATTATGAATACACTGAACTCTGAGGGTGTCCACTACGAAACTCCCAAGATCAGTGTTACTGGTCTGGAATCCGTACGGTCATCTACTCCTCAGATCTGTCGTGATAAACTCAAGGACGCTTTCAAAGTTATTATGGAAGGTACTGAAGAAGACACACAAGAATTTATTGCAAAGTTCAAAGACGAGTTCACGTCTCTACCCCCAGAAGATATCGCCAAGAACTCTGGTACTGACAACATTGAGAAGTACATGGAGAAGGGTGGATACAAGAAGGGTTGTCCTATGCATGTTCGTGGGTGTATTCTCTTCAATCAGTTTCTGAAGACTAAGAAGTTGGACAAGAAGTTTGAAGGGATTCAGTCTGGTGACAAGATCAAGTTCCTATATCTCAAACAACCAAACCCTGTGAAAGAGAACATGATCTCATTCCCAGGCGTCCTACCAAAAGAGTTCGGACTGGATGATTACATCGATTACCAGAAACAGTTCGAGAAGGTCTTTCTTGGCCCTATCGAACCAATCTTAGAGGCGCTCGGGTGGGCACCAGAAAAAGTAAACACATTAGAGGATTTCTTTGTATGACCGATAAGATAGAACGCCGACTGAAACATCTTGAAGATGCACACAAACATCAACATGCCATCGTAGAAGCGTTGATTGCTGAGAAAGCACCAGATCAACACATCAGTAAGGCAAAGAAAGAAAAACTTAGAATTAAAGATATGATAACAACTTTGAAGGAGAATGTCAATGTATGATTTTGACTTACTAAAGGAACAACTTGCAACTGAAGTTGTTGATATTGAATTTGTGAAAGCAGATGGTACTGTACGCCAGATGAAAGCGACACTGGATCCGTCCGTTCTCCCAACACCAGTGGCAACTGATGAAGAGATCAATCGTAATCGCAAAAAGAGTGAGGAAGTCGTTGTCGTTTGGGATGTTGAGTCCAATGGTTGGCGCAGTTTCCGTAAGGATCGACTTCGTTCGGTTAACTCACAATATATCATGACAACGAAAGGTGTATATAATGTCACTGTTTGATGATATCAATAAGTTTGGTAATGCGTGTGACCAAGAACCGTCACCAGAAAACTATGCACTGTATCTTGATCTAATCGAAGAAGAATTCGGTGAACTTAAAGACGCAGTGATGGTAAACGATAGGGTTGAACAACTAGATGCATTGATTGACATTCTTGTTGTCACTATCGGTGCAATTCGTGCAGCTGGTATGGATGGACAAGGTGCGTGGGATGAAGTTATGAAAACAAATTTTGCGAAGATTGATCCAGATACTGGTAAGGTTCGCAAACGTGAAGATGGAAAAGTTCTAAAACCAGAAGGGTGGGAACCACCAAGGCTTGACAAATTCTTAGGAGAGTGATATAATGGGTAATGATAAAATTTCAGAGCGTGATGAACTGATGGTTATTCTTATGGAAGAATGTTCAGAGGTTGCAATCGAAGCTGCAAAGATGATCCGATTTGGATATGACAACAATCAGAAGTTGGAGTCAGAAGTCGGTGATCTTATGTGTATGTTGAACTTACTACACGAATGGGATTTGATTAGTTGGAATAATGTGGATGCATGTGCAGACGCAAAACGTGAGAAACTTAAAAAATGGAGCAACTTGACTCTTGACTAACAATCTAAACAATGATCAGGCATTGCACTGTGCAAACATCTTCAATAATTACTTCGGTCAGTTCGATAGAATTGATGAATACATGCGTGATCAGAAGATGGCACAGATTCGTTCACTACCTCAAACTTTGCCTGGCTTTGGTTTTGATACAGACATGTTTGATGACTTCTCCATTTCCCCACAGGACATGGATCTAGAGGTCATCGAACTTGACAATATGACTTGGGATACCTGTTTGAATATGATTAGTAGTCATAGTAATATGGTTTCAATCCCAGGCAAGGCCCTTAAACTGGCAGTGCGTGAGAAAAACACTGGACAGTTTGTGGGGTTCATGCGATTTGGTTCGCCAGTGATCAACTGTGCGCCTCGCAATCAACTCCTTGGTAACGTACCAGAACTGTCTACGTTTAACAGAACTGCGATTATGGGATTTGTTATTGTCCCATGTCAACCATTTGGTTACAACTACCTTGGTGGTAAACTACTGGCATCATTGTGTTGTTCACACGAAGTCAGAGAAAAACTCAACAAGAAATACGGTATGAACCTCGTAATGTTCGAGACCACATCCTTGTATGGAAATACAAAAGGTGCGTCGATGTACGATGGTATGAAACCATTACTGCGTTACAAAGGTAACACAATGTCAGACTTCATTCCTATGATGCATGGTAAACCATTCTTGGATTTAGTTGCATATGTGGAAAACATTGTTGGTAGAGGTGTGCTTGTAAAAGAGGGGGCATCAAGTCGTAAGTTGAAATATACAAATGCGATTATTGGTTTGATAAAGAAATCACTGAAAGGTGATGAACTCAACAGGTTCAAGAAAACTATTGAAGATGCCAAGGCATTGACAGAACAGAAACGTTACTATGTCTCAAACTACGGTGTAGAAAACTTTGTTGACATTGTAAACGGTAAGACTGATCAAATTGTTAAGGCTCCAAACTGGGATAAATACTATCAGAAAAATGTGATCGAATGGTGGCGTAAACTCGCAACCAAAAGATACAATAAACTAAACGAAGAGGATCGTCTAAGAAACGATCTGGAAATTTGGACTGAAGATAGTAATATCGATATTATCAGATAATGGAGTTGAGATGGTCAATACAGTTTGTGTACTAACGAACTTTCGTGCAGGTAGTACTGCTTTCACCCTTTTAAAATCAAAAGAATATGATCTTCCTTACATGGGAGAATTATTCAGTCACGAACGTCCTTGGGCGTATGGTGGACATTTAGCATTTTGGCAAGAACTAGAGATGGGACGTGATGATCCAGACAATCCCCTCATCCCTACTTTTGTACAGGGACGCCCATTTCGTGAGGACTATATCAAGGCCTTGAAGAATGGGGAACAGACATGTTTTAAGTTGATGCCTGATCATGTCATCGAACCTTGGAGACGTAAACCTTGGCCGCATGGAGAGGTTGATTTAGAAATTGTTAAGTCTGTAGATAAGGTAATCTTACTCTATCGTCGTGACTGGAAGGCGCAGGTCTTGTCTTGGGTTGCACTAAGAACTAACGGTGAGTTTGGTAGGAATGGTCTAAGACATAGTCGTAAGAGTGGTAATCCTCGACTGGTTGATTTTCATTGGAACATGCATGTCGCAGAAGATTACTATGATGAAGCGGTAGTGAGAACGTTGGATGTGGAACCAGAAAGTCAATATGTTGAAAACCTTGCAGGTCAGTTGAAACTGAACTATCTAAGGATGGCAGAATTACACAAACAACTTGATAATGTTGAGGTGGTGTGCATGGAAGACTTCTTTGCAACACAACCCTATAAGAAATATAACCATGTGTTCGACTGGAAGAAGGGCGAACCTGTAATAGAAGATTTTGATGTGGAAGGTTTATTTACATGAATGTAGTGAAAGTACAACTTGATGATGTGGCATTTAAAGCAGAACATGCACAAGAACAGTATGGAATTCATGACGCCCAACCAGCGGTGTTTATGATAGAAAAGTTGAACGCTTGGAAACAAGATGGTCATAAAATTATTATAGAAACAAATCGTGACATCAACACAGACATGGATGTAACCTTAGAATGGTTGAAACATTATGAAGTTCCATATGATGAACTTCAGTGGTCTCAGTATCGTTACAAATAAAAAACGTTTTTATTTCAAAAAAGGGCTTGACATTTCGTTGTAGATGTATTATATTGTATCTGTAACTAATGAGAGATTATATTATGAATTACTTCCGTCAAATGTCCTACAAAGATGCGGTCTTCACAATGAATGCTTATCGTGATCAAATCGGTAAGTTCCAAGAAGCAGACCTTGCATTCCAAGCAAACAAGTATTCTCGTTGGGAATGGTGGCAGAAGTCTGCATATATCGGATCTGTCATCTTAGGTAAAGCACCTTCCAAGTTTATCTTTGCAGACGCAGACGAATGTCTTGCAGCTGCAGTTGAACGTGGCGACAAGGGCGATATCAAATACTTCCAAGAGAAAGTAGATCGTGGTATCAAGTATATCAACGTCGACTCTAACAACCGTAACAATGTTATCGTAGATTTCATGAACAACAAGATACGTCTTGTTCATGGTAAGTATGATATCCAAGGTGCAACTGTGGCGGTTGATGAAGATAACGATACTTACGATACTCTTGATCCTGTACTTGCAGATGCATTCCACGAAGCTATTGTTACCATCTCTGTTTATACAGATGCGACACGTGAAGAACTATCTGAATTGTTCCGTAACGTGAACGATGGTAAACCTTTGACGCACCCTGAGATTCTTAACTCTTACACCACTACAGTTGCGAATACTGTACGTGAACTTGCAGATAAACATGGTGATTACTTTGTAACACAAGGCAAGTGGTTTTCAAACTCTAACATCAATCGTCGTGGTATTGATCAGTTCATTGCAAACTTGGCATTCCTATTTTGTTATGATATCAAGAAATCTATTTCCAAAACAAATATGGAAAACTTCTATCGTGATGGTTCTGATGGTGAAGTTCAGATCAACAAATTCCGTACAACATTCAACGCCTTCATGAAAGATGTGATGTCTGAGGATGCATATGCAATTGCAAATCGTAACTCAGTCTTTGACTTGTTTGTTATCTACTGTGCAATGAAAGACAAGAAGATGAAGATTGATGACAATCGCTCATTCCTTCAACAGTACATGACTGCAGTTGTTACACTTCTAACAAATGGTCAATATTACGAACACGATGATTTCAAAGATCCAAAATCATTTGGCACGATGGTTGGTGGATTACAGAAGACAAATAACGTCCTTCGTAACCAACTGATCATGGAAGTGTTCGACATCGATTCTGTCACAACAAAGTTAGACAAGAAACGTACATACAGTACACAAGACAAAATGGTTCTTGCAGTTAACTCTGGTTTCATGACGCCTGAAGGTAAAGAGATAGAAATGTCTGAGCTGCATACGAATAAATACCACGGTGGACATGTTGATCCACACAAGGATGGTGGAGAGACTACCATCGAAAATGGCGTGATTCAAACTGCAGAAGATAATCTGAAGTTGGGCGGAAACCCTTTAAAAGTATAATGGAGATATAATGGACATTAAAATTACAACAGAACAACTAAAGGGATATTCGATTTTTGTCGGAACCCCCATGTACGGTGGAAACTGTTCTGGACTTTTCACAAAATCTTGTAACGATCTGGCGATGTTGTGTACCCAAGCAGGTATACCAATTCGTTTCTACTATCTCTTCAACGAGAGTTTGGTACAACGTGCACGTAACTATGTCGTAGACGAATTCCTTCGATCTGAATGTTCTCACTTGATGTTCATTGACTCTGATATCCACTTCAATGCAAAAGATGTACTTGCGTTGCTTGGTCTTGCGGTACATGATAAAGAAAAGTATCACATCATGACTGGCCCCTATCCCAAGAAAACTATTGCGTGGGAAAAGGTTGCAGAAGCTGCACGACAAGGTAAGGGTGACGAAAACCCATTCCAGTTGGAGAACTATACATCAGACTTCGTATTCAACCCAGTGCAGGGAATGAAAGGTCAATTCAAATTGAGTGAACCAATCGAAGTATCTGAAGCAGGTACTGGATTCATGTTGATTCCACGTGAGGTTCTTGAGAAGTACCGTGATACATATCCAGAATATAGTTACAAACCAGATCATGTACGTACTGAGAACTTTGACGGTGAACGTAATATCACTGCCTTCTTTGACTGCATCATTGATCCTGTATCAAGACGTTATTTGTCGGAAGATTATTTCTTCTGTCAACAGGCACGTAAAGCAGATCTTCGTGTATGGATGTGTCCTTGGATGCAACTAAACCACATTGGTATGCATATCTTCAAGGGTAACATGGGTGCAATCGGATCTCTTGGTGTATCTGCCACAGCAGACGCAAGGTCTCGCCCAAAGAACTATAAAAAGAAATCGAAAAGAAAATAGTTGCCAATGAGTGAAGAACAGCGTATAATCCTTATTAGTGATTTCATCGAACAGAAATTACGTAAAGAACAAGAATTAGAATTCTACCTCAAACAAATCGAGAAACTCGAAACTAAAATCGGGTTTCTGAGGCGAGAGGTGGATTTAACGAATACGATCATAGGTATGATTAAGGGTGATATGGTTTACGACATCAAAGAAGGGATGATCCAAAACGATAACACCAAACTGTTAAATGAAAAAGACAATGGAGAAAAGAAATGAAACATTTCTGTCTAGCAACCGCCCTAACATTATGTGCAACAACTGCATTCGCAAACGATTCGATGTATGCAGTCAAAGTTAAAGGATCAGTGGTTGACCACTATCGCACAGTTACAGAAAGTATCCCCACTACCGTACGAAGATGTATGGATGTAGATGTTCCTATCTACGGGCGTACGGGCGGGGGCGCCTCCGCAGGCGATGTCCTTGGTGGTTTGATTATCGGTGGTATCCTTGGTAAAGGTGTATCTGGTAATGATCAAGGTGCAGCTGCAGGTGCGGTTCTTGGTGGCATGATCGCTGCAGATAACAAACGAGGAAAAGATCAGATCGTTGGTTACAAACAAGAAACTCGTTGTCGTAATGAAACCACATATGAGAACACAACCAAAGAAGTTTATTCTCATTCTGTAATTACCTTTTCTGAAAAGGGTAAGAAGTACAAGGTTCGTTTTGTGAAGTGAGACGTAGATCGATTCATCCAATGGGGGAAGTTCTTTCCCCTGCGAACCCTTTGAAGTACTTACAGGTACGCATAAAAATGTTACGTGATGAACGTGAGAAAAACGATGATGAAACTGCTCACATGATATTGGATAAATGTATAGACGAGTTATACGTAGTCTATGAATTACTGAAAAGGCAAGTAAAATGAAAGTGGGTTTTACTGCATCTGCATTTGATTTGCTTCACGCTGGACACGTTCAGATGTTACGTGAAGCAAAGGATCAATGCGACTATTTGATATGTGGACTTCAGATTGATCCTATGATTGATCGTCCGTCCAAGAACTCTCCCATCCAAACCGTTGTTGAGAGATACACGCAACTAAAAGCAATTAGTTACGTAGATGAGATCATTCCGTACTTGACAGAGGCGGACTTAGATGATATACTGTCCATGTATCAAATCGACGTAAGAATCCTAGGCGTAGAATACAAAGAGAAGAACTTTACTGGTTATGAAACTTGTAAGAAACGTGGGATCGAATTGTACTACAACAAACGTGACCATAGATTCTCTTCGTCCGATTTACGTAAAAGAGTATGTGAGAGGTAAACATGGAACCAGTATTTGAAAAAGGTTACCCTTCTTTTGAAGCGGTAAACCGAACCCCATCCCAAAAGAAAAAGACTACAAACATAACAGTAGCAGGGTATGGTTACGTGGGTAAGGCAGTCGTTAATGCTTTTTCTCAGGTGAAGTCAGTAAAGTATGATATTGTGGATCCACAGTATCGTGAATGGAACTTCCCTATTAAACAGGATTCAGACGGTGTCATCGTCTGTGTATCCACTCCAAAATCGTCTGATGGTTCTTGTGACATTACCAACGTGGTAAGTGTTATTGATGACTCACCAGACGTTCCTATCCTTATTAAGTCTACTATTAGTCTTGAGGGCTGGGAACAAATTAAAACCGCTTTTCCAGACAAACAGATTTCATTCAGTCCAGAGTTCCTTCGTGCGGAAACTGCATTGTATGATTTCGAAAACCAGAAGTATATGATTCTTGGTAATGATACATCAGATTCATTCTGGTCAAATTTGTTTATAAAACGTTTTAAACGGATTCGCATCCACCACTGCACGAATGAAGAAGCTATTGCCGTCAAGTATGCAGAGAATGCATTCCTTGCACTGAAGGTAAGTTACTTCAACCAACTATATGATTTCTGCAATAAAGCAAACGTTGACTTCAATGAGGTCAGGTATCACCTATGTTTAGATGAACGTATTGGAGATGATCATAGTTTTGTCACAGATGAACGTGGTTGGGGTGGACACTGTCTCCCCAAAGACACACAAGCCCTATTACATACTGCAAAACAATTCGAATCAAGTTTCTCATTAATTGAGGAGGCGATAAAATATAATCAAAGAATTCGCCGAAAAGACTTGACAAAGGATGAGTTTTGGGGTATAGTATAGTTTGAATACTCACAAGGAGATATGTATATAATGAAATTCAGTGAACGCACTCTTACGATTCTTAAGAGTTTTGCTACAATCAACAAGTCTATCCAGATGAAGGAAGGGAATGTCCTCAAGACAATCACTCCCGAACGGACGTTGATTGCTAGCGCAACCATTCCAGATGAGATTCCATCTGACGCCTGTATCTACGATTTATCACGTTTTTTGTCGATTTTATCGCTTTATGCAGATGCCGATGTGGAGTTTCATGATAAATACTTTATTATTTCTGAAGGCAAACGCAGAACTAAATACCTATTCGCAGACGTTTCTATGATTCACGCAGCACCTGAGAAGGATGTCAAAATCCCTTCTAAGGATGTAGAAGTCGATGTCTCATGGGATGACATGCAATCTGTATTGAAGGCTGCAGGAGTTCTTCAGTTCAGTGAGATCGCATTTGTCGGTTCAAACGGCACATGTTATCTCAAAGCAATCGATAGTACTAATGAAGGGGCCGATGACTACGGTGTCGAAATTGGTGATACTGCCGATGAGTTTAAGATTATCATCAAGACCGATAATCTTAAGTTACTGCCGCAAGACTATAGAGTTACGCTTTGTTCAAAAGGTATCTCTAAGTTTGAAGGTGACGATGTCACTTATTTTGTGGCAATTGATTCTAAGTCGACTTATAAAAAGGGGTAAAAAATACCATGAACGAACAACAGCAAGCAGCAATGATGGGCCAACAACAGCCTGTCGATCTTACACTACAGGACATTTCCACTGTAGTTCAAATTATTGATGCGGTCTCTCGACGAGGCGGTTTCGAGGGTCAGGAACTGGCGGGAGTTGGCGCTCTCCGCAATAAAATTGTGGCATACGTGAACCAACGTACACCTGTGCCAGACCCAACAGCAGAGGCAGATGTCGTCGAAGGCGATGTCCCACCAGATGCTCCACTGGCTGATAAAGTCCAGTAAACCATACCAAGAAGGGTAGAACCACTCAACGATGTTTCACATACCCAGAGGGGCGGGTTTCTAGACCGCCCCTCAAAGTCTTTTTTATAATATGAACATGGTGGCGCAATATGCAAGAAGGTCTTACTACTAAAGTAAACGAAGTATTATGGGTGGAACGATACCGTCCTCAGTTGATTGAAGATACAATTCTTCCTCAACAAACAAAAGAAATCTTTCAAAAATTTATCAAGGATGAGAACGTACCAAACCTTCTCTTGACAGGTGGGCCTGGCGTAGGTAAGACTACAGTCGCAAAGGCAATGCTTGAAGAGATGGGTTGTGATTACATCGTAAAGAATGGATCACTCAACGTTAACATCGATGCCGTTCGTTACGATATCTCAACATTTGCTTCTGCAGTCAGCTTGACAGGTGGACGCAAATATGTTATATTTGACGAGGCAGACTACCTACCATCCACTAATGTTCAACCTGCACTTCGTAACTTCATTGAGGAGTACTCTTCGAATTGTGGGTTCATCTTTACTTGTAACTTCAAGAACCGTATCATCAGTCCTTTGAGGTCACGTCTCTCTGAGATAGACTTCTCTATTGACAATGAAGAGAAACCTGCACTCGCAGGGGCGTTCTACAAACGTGTTCTTGCAATCCTTGATCAAGAGGGTGTGTCATACGACAAGAAAGTCATTGCAAAGGTTGTACAGAAATACTTCCCAGACTTTCGTCGTGTACTTACCGAACTTCAATCCTATGCTGCATCAGGTTCAATCGACGAAGGTATCTTTGTCAATCTGAAAGCAGAAAGTGTTGATGAACTGTTCTCTTATCTGAAGTCTAAGAACTTCACTGAGATGCGCAAGTGGGTTGCACGTAATTCTGATCAGGATATGAACGAGATGTTTCGTGCAATCTATGATGCTGCAGATGAACGTGTAGAGTTCCGTAGTATGCCAGGATTTGTAGTCACCACTGCAGATTACATGTACAAGGCAAACTTCGCCTCTGATAGTGAGATCAACATGGTGGCGTACTTGACAGAAATTATGATTGAAAGTGAATACAAGTAATGTCGACAGAATGTTTCTACTGCGTAAAACAATTCGATAAAGAAGAGTCATTCAAGATGACTGTAGAAATGGCAGAAGGACAGGCAACTTATGATGTCTGTCCTTCATGCGCAAAAGAGTTTGATCTAATCTTACAGGGTATTGAGGAGGCGAAAAATGAAATTTAGTCACACCCATAATATTGATGGTTCATCAATTGAAATGAAATTAAATGAAGATGCAGACCTTGATGAGGTTCTTACTTCATTCACTGACTTCTTACGTGCAGTTGGATATGTAGTTTCTTATGACGAGGAACTGACATTCGTTGGATCGTATGAACGTGAGAAGATGCAGTATGATGCAATGGTAGATGATGAGGAGCACATGCTTCATGAGTAAAGAGTTCTCACCCTTTGACTTCATGAATGCTGCATCAGACTCTAAGAAGGATATCATTCGTGAGGCAGAGAACCCAGATCTTGCAGAGAAAGAATACTCATCGTATTCCTATGTTGTCAATCGTGGGTTCTCTTACTTTGAAGATACCATTCTTCATGCGAATGAGATGAACATCCGTTGGCCTATGTTAGACAACATGGCAGGCGCACAGTTCGATTATTATCGTGCATCACTACGCAAACGCAAACGGTTCTCCAAGTGGCACAAGGCAGAACCTAATGAAGATCTAGATGCCATCCAGAAGGTTTATGAATGCAATAGAACAGTTGCAAAACAATATTACAAGGTTCTAAGTAAAGACCAGATGGAACATGTTTACGATAAGTTATTTGTTGGTGGTTAAAAAACACGTTTTGATAAATACTTTCGTTGGTTATGTTGATCAACACCACCCATAACAATAAATTATAAAAAAGGTGAACATGTATTATGAACGAAGATATTTTTAAGGGAGTTGGTGTCGAGATTGAATTACCCTCTGATGATAGTTTTTTAAAAATTAAAGAGACGCTCACAAGAATTGGTATTTCTTCACGAAAAGAAAAAAGACTGTATCAGTCTTGCCACATCCTACACAAAAAAGGCAGATATGCAATCCTTCATTTTAAGGAACTGTTTATACTAGATGGTAAACAGAATACTTTCACAGACGAGGACAAAGCACGCCGAAACACTATTGTAAATTTACTAGAAGAGTGGGAACTACTCAAGATCGTTGATAAAGAAAAAACCAAGGATCCAGTTGCCCCATTAAATCACATTAAGATCATTTCTTATAAAGAAAAAGATCAATGGGATCTTACAGTAAAATATAATATAGGAAGAAAGTAATTTTTTGGTTGACATGACCTTCAATTTGTGATATAAATAACATTGTACGCCGTTATCGGGTACATAACATCAATCTTGCTTAATAAAGGAGATAGCAAATGAATACTCGCAGAATGACTGCCGACTTACTTAATGATCCATTTTTTATTGGGTTTGACCGTGTACTAGATCGTATGCATCAAACAGGATCAAGTCAACCAAACTACCCACCCTACAATATACGCAAAGTAGATGACGATAATTACGTCATTGAACTGGCACTTGCCGGATTCAACCAAGATGAACTTGATGTTGAAGTCAAGGACGGTG